TCACTCCGGCAGCTCTGCAAGTTTCACTTCGAGTTGCAGGCGGTTGGTGTAGCCTTGGTCGGTGAGGTCGTGTACCACCTGGGTGAGTAGCCAGTCAGCCTCGTCGATTTGTGGTTTGAATCCCCTGACCGTGGTGGGTTGTTCCGGGTAGAGTTCGGGGCGGCCTTTGGCCAGGGTGATCTGAAACTCAGCCACGCCGCGCTGCAGCTTTTCCCACTCAGCCCGGGCTGCCCGCATGGCGTTACTCTGGCTGGCGTAAACATGGCGCAGCTCTTTGACGTTCTCACCGTCGCCAACCAGCAGCTCGTTCTCCTTCTTGTTGACCACCACGCCCGGCGGTAGCGGCCGTTCCTCTTTCGGTTTGGTCTTCCGCTTGCGCTCCACCTCGATTTTCTTCTTCTCGGCGGCTTTGTTGTCTTGCCAGTAGGCGATGACGCCGGTGTAGGTATCGCGGTCTGCCACCGAGAACTGGTGCTGATCGCCGTCCTGGCGGGTGATGTTGATTGCAGGAAGTGGTTTGCCGCTGGCGGTGGTGCCGTTACCTGCCTTGATAAACATCAGACGGCCTGATTTGACGGTGGCGATGGCATCTTGTTCGGTCGCCAAGCGTGTGAGAAAGGCCAGATCGCTCTCGTTGGTCTGGTCGATGTGGTCGATCACCATCTCCTTGAAGGCTTCGCCGACGCTAGGTGTCAGGCCATAGCGGGCGGCAAGCTGCTCAACGATGGCGCCAATGGTCTCGAAGTGCCAGCTGCGCTCGCGCAGTTTGTTCATGCCCCCGCGCAGGTCTGCCGATTTGCCTCTGATGGTGAGCACATCCGGTGCTCCGCCGTGTTCCACCTCGTCAATTTTGAAGGTGCCTTTATCGACCAGGGGGCCGCCTTGCCAGCCGATGCTGGCTTGAAGGGTGGCCCCACGGCGCGGCATGGCCAGCTTGCCGTCGCTGTCATCGAGGGCGATCTCGATGGTGTCGGCCGAAAAGCCACGGTTATCGGTGATAGTCATGTGCATCAAGCGTGGGCGCAGGGTGCCCGAGACATCGCGGCCATTGACCCGCACCTGATAGGCTGGCGCTGGATGTTGTTGGTACAGGGCATCCAGTTGGTTGGTGATGCCAAGGTTTTCAGTCAAGCGGGTACCGAACTGGTCGAATGCCCCCATCAGAGCAGCCCCCCGAGTTTGCCGCCCACCGTGTTCAGCAGCTTGCCAACTCCCAACCGGCCGATCAGGTTGCCCGAAGTGCGGCCGAGCAAGGTATTGCCGAGGGAGCTGTCGTTGTCATCGACCCGCTTGAGCTTGATGCTGAACTCGATTTTTCGGGCGCTGCCATCCTGGAAGAACTCGCTGCGGGTGGTGCTGATCCCTTCTATCACGAACGAGCCGCGCATCACGCCATCCCCTTGGATCAGTGGGAAGGCTTGGCCACTGTCGCCCATGCTATTGAGCATATCGAGGGAGACTGGGCCACCGGTGAGCTCTGGATAGAGCACCCCGCTTAGGGTGCTGAGTTCGTCATCAGGGCCGAGGTACTGATATGAGGGGCGGGCGCTGACCCGGTTATTGCCCGGGTGGCGCCATGATTTTTCGTCTTGTTGGGATTGGGGGGCAACTGTCGAGCGCATAAACACGAACCAGCCCAGGGTCATCATCATGGTGGTTGCTCCTTAGTTGCGGTCGGTCAGGGAGGCGCGGCCACTGGCCGCAGCCTGCCGTTCGCGTCGGTCCAGTTCGCGGCGCACCTCTTGCGCCACATCGGTGGCTGATTGTCCCGGCTGCTGGGTGATACTGATCGGGGCGTGGATCTGGGTGGTGCTGTTGCCTCTGGCAACCGGCCGCACCGGGATGACAATGCGCGGTCCATAGCCCGAACCACCCGCCATGGCAGGGGTGTTGTAGTTTCCGGTGAGGTATCCGGACGGATTGACGTTGGCGGTGACCGAGCCGCCCCCCTTCATCCAGTCCGGCAGCAAGTCGGTGAGGGCTTTGATCTTGTTCTTCAAGCTCTCCCACTTGGCACTGATGCCACCAATCAGGCCGTCGATGATGGCCTTACCCTTGTTGGCGGCCCCTGCTGGCAGGGTATCGAAGAAGGCCCAGATCTCGTTCCAGTGCATGATCAGCATGCCGATGGGAGTCCATGAGAAGAGCTCTTTCAGGAGTTCCCAGAAGGCAAGAGCAGGGGCCTTGCACTGGGCCCATAGGTCGCTGAACCACTTGGTGACCCCATCCCAATGTTTGTAGAGCAGGTAGGCGCCAGCCGCGATTGCCACAATCCCCATGATGAACCAGCCGATCGGGGTGGTGAGCATGGCAATCCCGAGCCGGACCATGCCCATGGTCAGCGCCTCGACGAAGGTCAGCAGCGGGCCGCCATAAACCAGCAGGGTCGAAAGCCCCATCTTGATGGCGGCCAGTGGCCCCAGCAGACCGGCCACAATCAGCAGCAGCGATCCGCCAGCAGCAGCCGTTACGGCGGTGACCGCCGCGATACGGGTCAGGGTCGAGGTCAGCTCTGGGTTGGCCCGCATCCAGTCACCACTGACCTGGATGATCTCGGTGACGCGCTGGATAATGCCACGCAGTGGGCCGTTCTCGGTCTCCATCATCTGGATCCCTACGTCATCCCAAGCGGAGGTGAGGTTGTCCAGATCGCCGATGGCGTTATCGGCCATCACCTTGGCGACCTTGCCCGCTTCCCCCTGGGTTTGCTTCAAGGTGGCGATCAGCTCCTGCAGCTTGCCGGAACCGGCCTGCTCGGTCAGCACGGTCAGGGCGGCGAATGCCTCTTCGCCGGCGATGGCCTTGAAGTAGCCCGAGCGGGTGGCGTCCCCCATCTTGCTGGTTTTCTTGTAGAGCTCGTCCAGGATATCGGGCAGCGAGCGCAGGTTGCCCGCCGCATCGGCGGTCTTGACGTTGAGGGCAGCCAACGCATCGTTCGCCGCCTTGGGCGGAGAAGCCAACCGGCCAAGAATGGCGCGGATGGCAGTCCCGCCCATGCTGCCCTGAATCCCTGCATCCCCCAGCTTGCCCGCCATGGCGGAGGCGGTTTCAAGGTCGACCCCGAGCCCTGCCGCTACCGGCCCCACGTATTTCATGGTTTCGCCCAGCATCTGCAAGTCGACGTTGGCTCGGGTGAAGGTGCCGACCATCACATCCCCCAAGCGGGTCATCTGGTTGGCCGGCAGCTTGAAGCCGGTCAGGATGTTGGATCCGATGTCAGCGGCGGCGGCAATCTCGACGCCGCCCGCCTTGGCGATATCGAGCACCCCTGGCATGGCGTCACGGATTGCCTTAGGGGTGAAACCGGCCATGGCCAGAAAGCCCTGGCCCTGCGCCGCTTCGCCCGCCGTGAAGGCGGTATTGGCGCCGAGCTCCCGTGCCTGAGCCCGCAGGGCGGCCAGTTCGCTGCTCTCTTTGTTCAGCCGGGTGATCGCCTGCACCTTGGACATATCGACATCAAAGCCCATCGCCTTGCTCGCAATATTGGTGCCCTTGTAGATGGCGGCGGCCCCGGTGGCCATGCCTGCGGCGCCATAGCCCGCCAGGGTGCCGCGCATCGACATGGTTTTGTCGTAGTTGGCTTTGATCTGGTTGAGGCGCTTTTGTTGGTCGGCCAGCTGGCCCAGCTTGGCCCGCTGCTGGTCGAGCTGGCTGTTGGCGGCAGCCAGATCGCTCTTGAGCTGGCGCTGGTGCTGGCCCAGCTGTTTGGTGTTGATGCCTGCCTCGCCCATGGCCCGTTTCAGGCTGCCATGACGGGCGACCATTTCCCGCTCTTGTTGGGAGAGGTCGCGCACCTTCTGCTTGGCTTGCTCCATGGCGCGGGTCATGGCCTTGGTCGGTTGCTCGACCTTGGTGAACTGCTGCGCCATCTGTTGGGCATCGCGCTGGGCTTGGGTCAGCTGGGCGCGGGTTGCACCGATTTGCTGGCCGAGGGTGCGATAGCCATCAATCTGGCCGCTCTGGGCTTCCAGCTCCTTGATGCGCTTTTTCGTGTCGACCAGGTCTTTGGCGGTGATGCGGCTCTGGCCGCTGGCTGCCTTGAGGGGGGCGGTGAGCTTGTCGATCCCGTTAAGCAGGATTTGCAGTTTGAGAGGGTTCATTGTTGTTCTGCCCCGTTGATGCGGTTGTGAGTCTCAACGAGGCGTTGGTGCCACCCCATCAGCTCGCTGATCTCCATGACCGCCATTTCGGACGGCGGCCAGTGGGCGATGATGGCCAGATCGGCCATCACCTCGTCTACGCAATGAGGTAGGCCATTCTCTTCGGTACCAAAAAAGCGCTTACCTCGCTGCCCAGTTGCATCAGGTCAGCCGGATCCATGTTGCCGATCTCGGCCTCGGTCAACATGGGGGTGGTGATGCGGGGCAGCAGTTTGGTGAGGGCGTTGACGTCCATCTGCACCACATCGGTCATATTGAGGCCGCGCATTTCGCCCGCCTTGGGTTTGCGCAACTGGATCTCGGTGAGGGTGGTGTCGCCGCGCTGGATGGCTTGGTCGAGGGTAACGGTTTTGTTTTCCATGGTCTGGGTTCCTGGTGATGTGGTGAGGGCGGCACTTATTGGTTGGATAAGGACCGCCCATTGGATGAGGGAAGGGGTTAGAGGCCGAGGGCTTTGCGGTGCTCGGCCATGCGGTCGACGCCATCGGGGCCGATCTCAATCATGTTGATGAGGTCGATTTCATGGATCACCTGACCGTTGATGGTCTCCTTGTAGTAGGTGTTGAGCATGCCGACCTTGGCCTGGGAGTTATCACCGGCTTTGAGGGTGCCGCGGTCGAGTTCTTTGAAGCGGCCACGGCAGATGATCTCGACGGGTACCACCTCGGCGGTGTCGTCGCCCTGCACCGAGCCGGCAAATCGCACCATGGTGCCGTCGGCCTTGGGTTCCCCCATGCAGCGCAGCAGGGGCTCGCCATAGCCGCCGAAGGTGAACGAGACATCGAGGGCGCTGTCATCGAATCCCATGTCTATGTTGACGGCGCCGCCCATGCCGCCGCCGCGATAGGCTTCAAACTTGCGGGTCAATTTGGCCGGGGTGAAATCTTCCGCTTCACCCACCCAGTTCTCGCCGTTGAGAAAGACGTTCAGGCGTTTGAGTTTGCGTGGCAGTGCCATGGGGGCTCCTTATGCTGCGGCCGCGACGCGGGCGCCGAAGTCGATCAGGTAGTGGTCGGTGATGCGCTGGATGAAACCGAGATCTTCGAGCGGTGGCACCGGGGTGTAGTTGTAATCAATGCGCAGCTTGCCCGCCTTGAGGGTGTCCTTGTCGTTGAGCTCCTCGTTGTACCAGCAGTCAAACCCGAGCAAGTACCCGCCGTTCACCAGCTCGCGTCCCTTGGCCTTGATCCCTTCGACGATGTCTTTGACCAGGGAAGGATGCAGCGGCTTGTCGTTGGCCCACATGTGGGCCTCTGCCATGCTGTCAGCCAGGATCTGCGCGGTGCGGGTGTAGTTCTCGAAGGCGAACAGGGGATCGTCTGAGCAGGTGCGGTTGCCCCAGTAGCGAAAGCCGTCAGAGCGGATCAGGGCGGTGACTTCGTTGGCGTTGAGCAGGCCGACCTCGGTGTCGGGGTCTTGCAGATCCCAGAACAGGTTTTTGGTGATGCCATCGACCCCGGTCACACCGACGTTCGACAGGGTCTTGTGCCAGCCAATCTCTTTGTCGATGAGCGCCCTCATGGCTGCGGCCTTGAGGCAGGCATCAAGCTTGATGCTGGCATTGGTGGCAACGTCCCACGCCGTCCAGTCGGCATGTACCAGCATCAGCTCACGGCTGGAGAAATTTTCACGGTAGGCCAGCGCGGCTTCAACGGTCTCGGCGATGGTCGGCACGTAGGCAAAGGCGCGCAGTTTCTTGGCCATGCCCGCCAGCGCAGTGGACACCGGCAGGGGGCAGTTGTCCGGCACGCAGAGGATGCGCGGCTTGACGCCGGTGGCCGGGGTGGCCCGTTCCAGCGCCTTGAGGCCGGTATAGCTACCATCGGGCTTGATGGTGCCGATGATGTTGCTGGTGAGGGCCGCTGCGTCAGCCCCCTTGGCTACGCGCACGGCGATAACGATGGTGTTGACGGTGTCATAGATGGTTTGCAGCGAGCGCTTCAGGTTCCCCTCGCTGCCTGCTTTGGCGATGGCCGCTGGCAGGTTGGCGATCAGCACAGGCTTGTCGAGGGGGAAGTAGGTGGCGTCGGCGTCTTCGCTGGTGCAGACCATGCCGATCACCGCCGTGGCGACGGTGCGGATGGTACGGGTACCGTCGGTCGCTTCGACGACGCGCACGCCGTGGTGGAATTGGTCCAGTGCCATAGGTTCTCCTGTTGTCCGGACGGAGCATTCTTTGCGTAGGTAATGCAGGTGATGTGAACAGGGTCAGCATGCAGGGGCAGGGGATCGCAGGCGAGCGGCGGCCAGTGTATCTGGCGTGGATACACTGGATGGGCGGTGACAATGGATTGATGTGCGGCAGTAACGAAACACCCCGCACTGGGCGGGGTGTTGGTTTCATGCTAGGTCAGGCAGGCCACGGGTACATATCTGCTATCTCTCGTGCTCTAGCCACTCCTGCATCTTTCAGTCTGGTCACTTCATCAGCGGGCTCACCCATTGCTTCTGCTCGCGTTGCCTCTGCGAAATAACGGTCCGACCCGGTGAGGGGATCTGCATAGGATATTTGGCGAAGCGCTTCAATATCTGCTCTGGTTGGGGATGGTGGGGCAATATGCTCAGCAATTTCTTGCTGTGACATCGCGGTCAAATCACTCGATATCAAGTGGTCTTGTGTACCATCGCCATCAAATGAGAAGACGGTCCCATGTTTGTCTTTGAAATACTTCATCGGTTACCTCAGCTCATACCATACAGAAATTGATCCAGTGCCAGCGCTCAGGGCCACTGAATACGTGGAGTCAGCAGGGATGATGGCCGAATTGGATGTGCTGGCGTTGCCGTTATAGTTGTATGTTCCTCGTGAGATAGCCACGCCATCTATCGAGATCAGGATAGAGGCACCTACCCCCGTCGCTTGCACAGAAACTGATAGTGCGATCGGCTTGCCCGTAGAGTTGGTGTAAACCGTGTTCATTGCTCTCGATAACAGCATATCCGTCCAGCGCTGCCCAACGGCCAGTTCACGCAGCTGATTCGGCCTGACTGCGGCCGATACTTGTGCTCTAGAATCGATCTCTTCTTGGGTAGCGAGCCTGATAAAACCGGCCATGGTTTCTGATGCCTGACGTAACCATTTCCAGAGCATCTCTACCGTGATGACCTTATTGGAGCGTTTCGCCTCGTCCGGTTTGTTTACTTCTTGCTCTGTAGCCAGTTGTACAAAGCCTTTTGCGGCTTCGCTGGCATCAGGGTGATCGCGGCTCTCCTTGTGCGCCTTCATTACATCATCAACATATTTGCGGGTGGCCAGCACCACGGACGGGTCAATTTTGAGCTCGACCGCGCTGGTGTCGCTTACGATCAGCACCATGCGGATGGTCTGGGTACGGCCAGACCCTTCCGATAACTGGGGCTTGTAGGTGTCCGGGCTGTTAGCAATGGCGATCAGCGTGCCCGTTTCGTCATAGAGACCAACCTCGCGGATCCACCACCCGCCAACGTTCTCGGGGATGATCTGCTCGGCCACCAGTTGCGCTGGGTTGAGCGGGTCTTGAAACAGGGTATTAAGGGGCGCGCGGCGTTGCTCCCGCACCAGTGCGGTCTGTGCCGGGTTGGGGGTGACTGGCTGGCCGTTGCCATCGCCCACCGCCATCTGGGTGATTTTGAGCGGTACGCCCAGCGCGATGGCGTTGGCGATTTTGGCCTGTCCCGCATGGGTGGGGATGGCGAAATAGATGGCACTCATTAATGGGCACCTCCTGTCTGTTGCGGGTGAATGGTCAGGGTGTCGAGGGTGTGCAGGGCGCCGCCGTGCCACTGCTGGCCAAGGATCTCGATGGCCTCGGGGCTGTAGGGGTAGATGGTCAGCTCGTCGCCCAGGTAGCAGGCTGCCCCCAGATAGAGCGGGCCACGGGTTTCCATGCTGATGGCCAGCCCCGTCAGATGGCGGGTCATGGGTTTGGCGTCGGCGATAAGCCGTTCAAGCTCCTGATACATCGCCTCGGTGATGCCGGTGTCGAGTACTCCGATATCGAGTTTGAAGGTGCCCGGGGTGGCGTGCGGGGTTTCTTGCCACCACTCCTGCACCCGGATCAAATAGCCGAGTGGTTCCACCACCCGGCGGATTGCACCGATGGTGCCCTTGCGGCTATGGACGAAGTAGCTGTTGGCGATCACTTGGCGCTTGGTAGCCTCTGGCCACTTGTCATCCCAGCGATCGACGCTCCAGCTGGCGGCCAGATAGGGCAGCAGGTGGGTGGGGCAGGTCCAGGGTGACCAGAGTGAGCGAAACGGGATCGGTAACTGCATCGCTTGGTCACCGGTGGCAGCCAGATTGCGCTCGGTGCGGGTGGAGCTGGGTGGCAACAGGTTATTCATACGGCCAGCTCCACGGTGAAGGCGGTGCAGTAGGCAGCTTGGGTTGGGCTCGGGGTGATATCGCTCCATCCCGGCAGATCGACCTTGGTCACCCCCTGCACATGCAGGGCGGCATCGATAGCTGAACGGGGTACTTCGACCCCGATACGGCGGCGCGGATTGATAAAGGCGGCAAGCCGATCGCGGGCGGCCTGCAGGACCACATTCGCCTCAGCTCCCTGGCTGCTGACGTGCAATTGAGCGGTGATGGTGTAGTGGATGATGCTCGCGCTTTGTACGGTAAGCCGGTCGCCCACCGGGCGCTTGTCTTCGTGGCTAAGTGCCTGGTCCACCTTGGCGATCAGCGCAGCGTCAGCGGTACCGTCCCCTTCGGTGCTGAGAATGGTGACGATGGCCACTGCTCCCGATGGGCTTGAACCTTTGGCGTCTGCCACCTTGCCATCAGCTGAGAGGGCGAAATACTCATAGGCCCCGGTCGGACCGGCGACACTCAGCCCATCCCACGCCATCAGGGCGCGCAGGATCAGCGCTTCGTCATCTTCCTTGATTTCGGGTACCGGCGGGGTGGCACTCGGGTCACCCTGTTGAATGGTGAGGCGTTTTACATTCCAGTTGGCCACCAGATTGTCGAGGTCGCTCCCCTTGGCCCATGCCAGCATATTGGCCACGGCGGCATCGTTGATTCGCTGGCGCAAGATCAGCTCCCGATAAGCATTCTCCTGCAGCAGCTTGGTGATGGGCTCGGATTCGAGCGCCAGGGTGGCGGTGATGGCTTGCTGCTGGTCGGCCGGATAGAGGCTGATGAGGTACGCCTTGCGCTCGGCGAGGATGGTCTCGTAATCGAGTAGTTCGATCACGTCGGGTTGTGGCAGTTGGGAGAGGGTAATGGTGCTCAACTGGCTGCTCCTGTAGGGATGGTGATGGAGGCACTTTCTGTTTTTGAATCGGGCGCTCCGCCATCTTTGCGCTGCCAGGTGATCTCGATGGTGAGGGCGCCATCCATGCCGCCGCCCAGCACATCGACGTGGGTGATGGTGATGCGGGGTTCCCAGTTGATAAGGGCCTGCACGGTGGCGGCCATCAGGCGCAGGCGGGTGGCCTGATGCTGGGGCATGTCGATGAGGTAAAAGAGCTCGCTACCGTAGTCGCGGCGCATCACCCGAGAGCCCACCGGGGTGATCAGGATGTCACGCACCGACTGGATGATGTGGTCAGTGGCGCTGATGGCGCGGCCATTGGTTGCATTCATGCCGAGCCAGTTCATACCGGGCCCCCTGATGTGCCATCGCCCGGCTGCACGTTTTTGTGGCTGTGCTCTGTCACCTCGATGTCGCCCACCTTGGCTGTGTCGCAGATGAGGCGCTTGGCCTGCAGCTGGTTGGTGCAGATGGTCTTGGGAGTATCCAGAGTGACGCTGATACTGGCGACGATATTGGCCTGCTTGATGCCGGTGGCGTTGAGCTCACCGGTTGCCGGGTTGTATTCGATGACTGCGCCATCGGTGTATTCGGTTCGGTCGAGATCCGGGTTGTTATCCTCGGCCAGCGGCTCGGGGAATTGGTCTGCATTGAGGCGGCCGACGATATAGGCATTGCGCAGATCGCCGCTGACGGAGAGTAGGATCACCTGCTCGCCCAAGCTCAGGCGGTGGCGGGTACGGTTAGCTCCGGCCCGTTCTGTGGAGTAGGGCCGCCAGTTGGTGGTGATATCGCCGGTTTTGACGCGACACTCCCCTGAGCGCACGGCGGTGACGGTGCCAATGCGGATCAGGTTGTCGATCAGGCGTTTGAGTTCGGTTGGGGTCGGTTGCATGGGGCCATTGTTTTGGGCAATGGCGGGGAAGGCGAGAGGTTGCCATTGTGTAACACTGTTACACAATGGTCTTTAGATGGAGGAGCTAACCTTTAATTGTTTTGAAGATGGATGCAAGTTGTTCAATACCATCAAATGTAGTTGGCAGATTATTATCGTTATTGACAATGCCGGAGAAAATCACATTCTCGAATTTGTCTAGCGTCACTTCACTATTTTTCTTTATCTCTGCTGCATGTTCTGAATAATGTTGAATAAAACGACACAATGTCATTCTTAACTCAATTTGAAGTATCTGTGCACATACTGACTTATAATTAAATAAGGCGACCCGGAAAAAATATAGCATTACAGCAATGTATGACACCATGGAGAACAAAAGCAACATTGAATTTGCAACATTTGTTCCAGTGTTAATGGCACTAAAGATATAATAAAAACCAGCATTGCTAGTTTGAGAGGTTGTCAGTGAATATATCTTATACATCAGAGGTATGATAATTAATGCCGCCATTAAAAACATGATTATTACATGTGACGTTCTTTCGGAAACTTTTTTGTCATGTAGCTCACTAAACCCTTTATTTAAACCAACAAAGTTAAATCCATCTTTGATTTTTTTTAGTGAGTCTTCAAGTCTTTTAGCACTCTCCTCCCGTCGCTTAAGTCTGGTATCCCAATCATTGGTGAATACCTTCGCCTCACTAGTTGTTTTTGATATATCTCTGAGGTCTTTAACTCCTGAGCTTCTTAATATGAATTTGAATAATGCAGTTGGCATGTCTCTTTGGGTGAAAATTATCCTGTGTTTAGAGAAATCATCAAATGATTCTATGTTTTCATATGCAAAGTCAAATATTTCAGCTGATGATTCAATGCCTCTTGATAAATCAAGCTCTTTAAGAAAAATTAAAAAATAACTGAAGATTGTATGGCTTTCATTAATATCTATGGTCGTATTGGTTGTAATGTTTTTTAGTTTATTAGTAAAATTTTCCCCATGAATTTCAATGGAGTAAGTACAGTGTTCATCCCAACTTTGAGGGTCGTTTATTATATCCTTTATTATGTATTCAATGTGCCCGTACAACTGAAGGTTATTCGATGTTTCATCTGCTTCCTTGGATTTATGTTGAATAACACTTTTTAATACAGTTAAATAAGTATTCATTTGGGAGGATTTGAAAAAATTCTTGTTTGCCATATTTTTTGATGCCCACTCTTCGTTTAAAACCGTTATTCTACCACAATCATTTGGGGTTCCGCACGGGCCTTTCTGTGCTTGTGTTAGAGACTTATCATCAGTTAGTAATTAGTTGACTTATGCGATGAAGGGTTACCTTCGATTTAACCCACTTGCAGGATATTAAATCGTGTCAGTCAGCCATGTGTGACGTCCTTCTATTTGGCAAGTGGTGTCAGCAGCAGTCTTTCTAACAGTTCCACCTCCTCATTGGTGATCCCCAGCAGTTCCCGCGCTGGATAGCTGATCTCGCGGCCCTTGATGCGGTCTTTGAGGCCGTATTGGTGAATGGTGGCGAGGCGGTTAGCCGAGCCGACAAACTCAACCACGGCCTGATGTTCTGTGCTGGTTGCCTTGAGCCAGCGGGGGCTGACCAGATGCTGAAACATCTTGCGGCGGGTGGAACCGCGCTTTTTCGCCAGCTTCTTGAGCGGCTTGCGCGGGGTCATGGGACTGCCATCTGGCTGAATGTTGGCCCTGATCCGTTTGCTCTGACTGGCGCGCAGGCTGCGGGCCAGTTCCCCCATCAGTTGGCGGCGGGCGGCTGGTGTCATGCTGGCCAGCAGACCATCAGCCCAGCTGATCAGCCGGTTCAGGTTGTCGGTGGCCATGGCTGCGGTTCCCCGTTGATAAAGAGCTCCCAGGTGATGCCGTCATAAGGGTCTTCTGGCGGTTCTGGCAGATGCTCCCAGCCAATCCCCTGTTCGTTCTGCCATACCTTGACTCGCTCGGTCAGCTTGACGGTGATAATGAGATCCATCAGGTCGTTGGCGAGGTATTCGGCCTCGAAAGTGATGCCATCTTTGCGCAGCTCGTCGTTGGTCATCAGCTCGGGTTGGTGTTGGCGCAGCCAGGCCAGCAGCGGCACCATGATCTGATCCGGGTGGCCGGCAAAGTCTTCAATGCCGATGGTGAGGGGGTATTGCCACTCGAACGAGAGGGAGCGGGCGCCGGTGCTTTCGATATTGCCCGGGGCGATAAAGATGTGCAGTTTGTCCGGGTTGGTCTTGAGGTGCGGTACGCAGCGGGTTAGTACCTCACGGATCTGTTTTGGCTTTTCCATCTTTACTCCCTTGTTGTCGTGTCTGGCAGGTGATGAGGCTATCGACCTTGGCGGCGCAACTGGCCCAGGCGGTCTCGGTCTGGCTCAGCTGGTCGAGCAAGTCGCCGTTATTGCGTGGCGCCGCCGGCGGCAGCTGGCAGGGGCTCGGGGCCGGACAGGTGAGCCTGATAATCTGCGGCGCCGGTGAGGGCGGGGCGCTGGAGCAGCCTGATAACAGGGTCAGGCAGAGGGCGATCAGCCCAAGCTCTGAGTTCGGCATTTTCACGTTTGAGCCTCTTGATGGTGTCGGCGCGGGTGGCGGCAGCCTGCGCCAGCTGGTCGAGCTGGCCCTGCAGCTGCTGCGCCGCTTGTGCCTGGGTGGTCAGTTCCCGGGTGAGGGTGGCGATGGCAGTCTCTTTAAGCTGTTCGCGCCGCTCGGCCTCTCTGGTTTTCTCTTCGGCTGCCTTGAGACTGGTTTGCAGGGTGATGACGTCCCCTTTAGCCTTGGCCGCCGAGCGGGCTGACCAGCCCCAGCCACCAAGGGCGACAGCCAACGCCAGTAGCAACCAGCTGACGGGCGAGCCCAGCAGCTCACGCCACATTGGCCACCTCCTGCACCTGATAGACCTTGGTAAAGTGCGCAAACCACTTCGCCAGCTTGGTGTCGTATTCGTTCTCCTTAAACGCCGGGCCGTTATAGCGGCGGGCGAAGTCAGCCCACTTTCGCCCCTGCAGCGCTTTGTGCATGGCGGGGTCTTGCTGGATAAAGCGGCACAGGGCTGTGAGGTGTTCGACCTCGCTGCGCTGCATGGCTGCCAGCCAGTCGCTGGCAGAGGCAAAACCCAGCAGCTGCCAGTGGTAGCCCATGATCTGGAACATGCCCCAGCTGGCCGACTCAATGGCCGCATCCCGATGCAGGCTGATGGCCAGTTGCAGCCGCTCCCACTCGGCTGCGCCGCCCGCATAGCCGCCGCGTTTGGGGTTGACCAAGTTGGGGTAATGGGCGGCCAGTTGGTCGGCAGCCGCTTTGCCCAGTTGTTTGGTGAGCTGCTGGTAGAACACATGCCGCTCGAACAGCACCACCGGGCGCATGGCTTGGGTGAAGCCTTCGCCGATGCTCTCGACCTGGGCAACGGTGGCCATGGTGGCCAGCGGCACCGCCAGCAGATCGGCCCCGGCTTGCATGTGGTTGACGGTCAGCTGGTTGCCGCGTTCACTGCCAAGCAGTGCGGCCAGGGTACGCGGGCCCGCCTGACCGATGGCGGCAATCATGTAATTCCGCTGGAAGGCGATCAGTGCCTGCTCGGTTGCCTCACCAAACCAGCCATCGACAGCCACCGGATAACCGGCGGCGGTGAGGCGGCGTTGCAGGTCTGCCACGGCGGTGCCGGTATCGCCTTTTTTCAGGCTCATGGCTGGTACCTCCGGTAAATATCCCGGGCATGGTCAGTGCCGGAGTGTTTGCCTCGGGGAAGCAGGTGGTGCACCGAGCCGCGGGTGTTGAGCACGGCGCACAGCAGGAAGAGGGCAAGCCCGAAGGCGGCCGGATCTGGCACCGGAATGCCGCCGAACAGAAAGCGCAGTGGAATGGAGCCTGACAGCACGCAGAGCAGCCACGCCATCCAGGCGGGCAGGGCGCGATACTCACCACCTTTGCGGTCAAACAGCATGACCCGCAGGAAAATGGCGGCGCAGATCAGGGCGTAAAGGGCGGTGTAGATAAACACACCGGTCGGAGTCGTCGGGATCATGGTTGCCCCCTTTTGTTAAACAAGGCTTCAAGTAGCCGATCCTGATTGCGCATGATGAGCTGCAGCAGGCGCACCATCATGGCGGAGGCGATCAGCGAGCCGATCGCATTGCTGACCTGGACGCTGGCGGGCAGCAGTACCTCCAGCAGTTGGCAGGTAAAGCCAGCCAGCAGCAGGCCGCTGACAAACGAGGCGACAAACAGGGCAATCCGGCGCAAGCGTCCCTGCTCTTCTGCGGCCGATATAAACAGCACCGCGCCGGTGAGCGCGCCGAGCACCACGGAGGGATCCACCCCGGGCAGGGTGAACAGCAAGGCCAGACCGGTGAGGGTGCTGGTTGCGGCGCTGGAGGAAATCGGTTCTGGCATCGTGCTCTCCTATCGTTTGCTGCCGCAGTGGCGGGCGAGTTGGAATTCGTGGATGGTCTGGCAGTCGGCGCAGCGCTCGCAGCCCCGGATCGCCTCGCGGCGCTCTTGCGGGATCGGGTCGTCGCAGTCGATGCAGTAGTGGGGGCCAGTGCCCGCAATGCGGGCGGCATGGATGCGGGCAGCGAGTTGCTGCTCGCTGATGTTGGCCAGTCGTTCGAGTTCGTCGTCGAGGCGGCTCATGTCGGTGTTCTCTTTTGTCGCATGACAGTCAGTCCCATAGCTGGATCAGCGGCTGTTCGGCCTGCGTGGGGGCCGCTGGCATGTTGATGAGGGTGCCGGTCGGCAGGATGGGGCCGAGCGCTGCCAGACCGGGGTTGAGGTTGAGCACCTGCTCGGTGATGCCTGCGGTGTAGCCGTAGTGACGAAACAGGATGAGATCGAGGGTGTCGCCCTGCAGGCTGCGCAGTTGCATCAGATGAGCTCCACCGTGGTGTGGGTGGTGCCGATGATGTCGCGGATGGCAAAGCGGGCATCGCGGTAGAGGTCATCCGAACTTAGCTCTTTGGCATCGGCCCCTTTGATGCCGTCACCGGTGGCGCTGTAGTCGGTGTAGCGCTCCAGCAGGTTGGCGCGGGTCATGGCGTAGACGGCGCGCCGGTAGCTGTGCAGATGTACCGATTCGCCATTGATGGGCTCGGCGGGGACTGCGGCCAGGGTGGCGTGACCTTCACTTTCTCGGGCGCTGCGCCACTGTGCCAGATCCCGGTTGACGCTGGTGATGGCGTCGATCACCGCATGGGTGAGGCGGGCGGTGGTGACGGTGCCATCGAGCCGGACGGTGTCGCGCAGCGCGCAGAGCGAGATGGCCGGCCAGAAGGGGGCGCTGGTGATGTCGCCCTCTTCTGTGGCGGCCGGGGTCGGGTTGGTGGCTAAAAATCCGGTGCTCATAGTGCTCCTGATGTGAGGTGGCGCCGCATGTTGGGCGGTGGTCGGGCCGTCTGGTATGCCGCTGGCATTCGTCAGGCCCGAGCCGCCCAAGGTGCGGGGTTCGCTCGGTTAGCTGGCCTCGCCGGGGGCGGGGTCAGGCTGTTCGGATGGCTGTGATTCGGATTGAGGCTCAGCGTCCGGCTGCGGTGCCGGTTCATTGGCGGGCTGGCCGGCGGCGGCTTTATCCTTTTTGATCTCGCGCACCAGATCTTCCAGTTCTCGCTTGATGCCCACCTTGTCGTGCAGCTCGATGGCGCGGCGGTAGTGGTCGGCCGCTTGCTCCTTGAGCCCTTCGGCATAACAGGCGCGGCCCACCGCCTTGTGCAACTTGGCGCGCACCTGGTCGAAGATGTCGCAGTCAGCCAGCATGCTCATGTAGCTGCTGAGCAATGGCAGGGACGGGCCATTGCCCGCCTCTTGCAGCTTGATGGCGGTGTCGGCCACCTCTTCGGCGATGAGGGTGGGGGCGGTGCGTTCGTACTGGTCAGGGGTATTGAGGCCGTGGCGGATCACGTAATCAGCCATTGGCAGGGCGCCTGCCAGATCGCCGGTGTCGAGGTGCCATAGCATCACGGTCACCATGACGTCATCCTGACCACCGCGATCGGCGGCCAGCAGGCCATCAATCCAAGGTGTGTAAGTGGCCAGCATGGTGCGTTTGGCGTCAATCTTTCGCTCGAGGCTCTGAATGCCCTTGAGGGTGCGGCGGTGCTCGGCCAGCTGCATCAGCTGGAGTTCGTACTGGTTGGCGGCGGCGCGATCCTGCTCGGGATTGGCCGCCCCTTGCAGGGCGGCCATGATGCGGGCGGTGTGTCGTTGTGCAGGTGTCATCGTGGCTCCTTAACCGCCAGCAGGCGCAGGTTTGGCGCCCAGCGTGATGTTTTCGGCGACGGCGATGCAGTCGTAATCCTCTACCACGTAGGCATCGTTGGAGGATTCCCAGTTGACGATGCGATCGAGGCTCGGTTGCTCTTCCAGATGGCGACGGCGGCCGCCGATCTGCCAGTAGATGGAGAGGTTGTCGAGGCGGGTGACGATCAGGGTGTCTTCCGGGACGAAGGGGACACGGATCGCCAGCAGGCCGCCAATCTGCTTCTGGCTCACCAGTACCTGACCGGCCAGCTTGTTCTGGTTGTCCCGGGTCTCGTTGAGGATGGGGAAGTATTTGTCGGCCAGCAGCTTGCGACCGCAGATCACCACCAGATCGGTGTCGTCCTGGTACCAGGGTTTGATCTTGCTGTTGACCAGATCGAACACCAGGGCGTCGAGGTTGCCGTAATCCCCCTCTTTGGTGTCGGCTTCACTCTTGGGCTGGTAGATGTAGATATGGCCGGTGCCCGCATCCCCTTCGCTCATCACCTGGGCGGGAGCATCATGGCGGGTGTGCTCAATCCAGCCGATGTTGACGTCTTGCAGCATGGGGAACTGGACGCGATCGGTATCTTTCGCGGCAAGTTTGCCGTTCCAGCCGATCATGATGCGGTCCAGGCCCTGGCGCTTGACGATGGCATCGCGAATGCGGATCTGGAAGTCTTTGAACTTGGCCCAGGTATCAAGCTTGGCGTAACCGATGCTGGTGTCGTAGTTGGTCTTTTCGCACTCGTATTTGGTGTTTTGCAGTCCGGTCGGGTCGAACGGGACGCGGGCCTTGCCGCCACTGGTATCGGTGCGAGAGGCAATGGTGCCATTGATGCCGATGCCGACCTTTTCCCCTTTGAGTTCATCCACCGGCACGATGTTGATCATGCTGAGGAAGTCGACGGACTCCTGCATTTTGGTTTCCAGCTTTTGCTGGATGCTGGGCTCGACACTGAATTGCACCATGGCCGAGCTGACGGCATTCAGGCTCGCCAGTTGGCTGGTGTACTGCTCGAATTGCTGACGGGTATCGTTGCGCATTATCGGGGTCCCTTAAAAATCGGTTTTGGTTGGCTTGGTGCCATCGTCACCGGTGGCAGGCTGGCGCTTGTGGCTGAAATCTTCCTGGTGCTCGAGCTGGGTGGTCAGGTCGGCCAGGGCGTTGGCGGTCGCCGTTTGCCGGGCTGTCAGTTCGTTGAACTTGGTTTGCAGGCCGGTATCGAGGCTGGTCACCTCTTTGGCCACGGCTTCGACGGCCTGATGCACTTCGCTGAAATCGGCGGTCGATTGCTGCTTGTGGCTGGTGAAAATGGCGCTGATCCGTTCCAGCAGGCCCGGGCCTTTCTCCTGCTCATCTTCAAACTCGATGACGGTTTCGAGGGCTTCGGTAAACAGGCATTCCGGATGGTATTTGCGGTCGGCCAGCGGGTTGACCGCGGCCTTGCTGCAAAACTGCAGCATTTCGGTGCCAAGGCTTGCCGGGCTGTCGGTGACGGCCAGCCCCATCATGTAGGCCCCTTTTTCGTTCAGGTTGGGGTGGATCTCGATGGAGGTGTAGACCTTCTGGCGCTTCTTGTTCAGCGCGATCAGCTCCGGCGTCGGGTCAATCTGGACGAACAGGGCCAGCCGCTGTTCCCCTTCGATGGTGACCTCTTCGGTCTTGGCGGCAGTGATGTCGCCGTACATCTTGAACAAGCCGTTGGGGTCGAGGCCCCGGATATGCTCCATATTGACCCGTGCGCCATAGGTGGCCTGGTTGTAGCGCTGGGCCATCTGCTCAATCCATTCGCGGGTGATGGCGCGACCGTCGGTGGTGCCCCCCTCAACCGCAACACGGAAGAATTTGGACTTAGGCATGTGCTGGGATCCCTTTGGTAATTGGGTAGTGATGTCGCGGTTATGGTCTGGGTGAGCGGCGGGATCGTGCAATCCGGGGCCAGTGTGGGATGGCGCTACACACTGGCAGTGGGGCGTTTGGGGTGGTAGCGGCTGGGTAGACTGGCGCCATGACAACAGCACCCATCATCTTTCCCCATCTCGACCCCAGACGGCAGGCCATGTACCTGTTCTTTCAGGGGTACCCGCTGCGCGCGATTGCCGAGTTGCTGCAAACGCCGGAGGGTACCGTCTCGACCTGGAAGAAACGCGACGGCTGGGAGGACATCAAACCGATAGACCGGGTGGATAGCGCCATCGAGGCGCGCATGATCCAGCTGGTGATGAAGGAGACCAAGAGCGGCGGCGACTTCAAGGAGATTGATCTGCTGGGCCGCCAGCTTGAGCGTATCGCCCGGGTCAACAAGTACAGCAACGGCGGCAACGAGGCCGACCTCAACCCCAAGGTGGCCAACCGCAACAAGGGGCCGAAGAAGGCCCCCGAGCGCAACGTGGTGGAGCCCGAGCAGCAAGAACGGCTCATCGAGCGGTTTGAGTCGACCATGTTCGATTACCAGCGGGTCTGGTATCAGGCCGGGCAGGAGTACCGGATCCGCGACCTGCTCAAGTCGCGCCAGATTGGGGCGACTTACTTCTTTGCCTTCGAGGCGTTCATTGATGCCCTGGTGACCGGGCGCAACCAGATTTTCCTGTCAGCCAGCAAGGCGCAGGCCCACATGTTCAAGCAGTACATCATCCAGTTCGCCAAGGAGGAGGGGGTTGAGCTCAAAGGTGACCCCATGGTGCTGCCGAACGGGGCGCACCTTTATTTCCTTGGCACCAACGCCCGCACCGCCCAGAGCTATCACGGCAATATCTACATGGACGAGTATTTCTGGATCCACGGCTTTCTGGAGTTCCGCAAGGTGGCCTCCGGCATGGCGATGCACAAGAAGTGGCGCCAGACCTACATCTCCACCCCTTCCAGCCTTTCTCATCCCGCTTATGGATTCTGGTCTGGCGCCAACTTTAACCGCGGTAAGGCCAAGGCCGACCGGGTCGAGATTGACCTGAGCCACGCCAACCTGTCTGCCGGCAAGCTGTGCGCCGATGGTCAGTGGCGGCAGATCGTCACCGTGGAAGATGCGGTGCGCGGCGGTTGCAACCTGTTCGACCTGGATCAGCTGCGCAGTGAGTATTCCGAGGATGAATACCGCAACCTGCTGATGTGCGAGTTCATGGATGACACCGAGAGCCTGTTTCCGTTGGCGACGCTGCAGCGCTGCATGGTCGACAGCTGGCTGGTGTGGGAGGACTACAAGCCCCACACCTTGCGGCCGCTGGCGAACCGGGCTGTGTGGATAGGCTATGACCCGGCCAAAGGGGGCAAAGGTGACAGCGCCGGCTGCGCTGTGTTGGCCCCGCCACTGGTGCCGGGCGGCAAGTTTCGGGTGTTGGAGCGTCACCGCTGGCAGGGGATGGACTTTGATGCCCAGGCCAAATCCATTCGCGCCATCTGCGATCGCTACAACGTCGCCTATATCGGCATCGATACCACCGGTATCGGGGAGGGGGTTTATCAGCTGGTGAAGCAATTTTATCCGGCAGTGACCGCCATTCAGTACAACCCCAACGTGAAGATGCGGATGGTGATGAAGGCACAGGATGTGATGAACAAGGGGCGGCTGGAGTTCGACAGCGGCTGGACCGACTTGGCCCAGGCGTTTATGAGCATCCGCCGCGCCGTGACCCAAAGCGGCAAGCTGCCCACCTTCGAGGCCAGCCGCTCCGATGAGACCAGCCACGCCGATATTGCCTGGGCAACCATGCAAGCCCTGTTACACGAGCCCCTTGAGGGGCAGACCGGCACCAATTCCGGCTTTATGGAGATTTACTGATGAGTGAGCAGATCAACTCGCCTGCCGGTGTGCAGGCGTTTACGTTTGGGGAGGCTATCCCGGTGTTGTCCCAGCGGGAGGTGTTCGATTACCTGGAGTCGATGCACAACGGCCGCTGGTATGAGCATCCCCTGAGCCTGCACGGGCTGGCGCGGGTCTATCGGGCTGCGGTGCATCACGCCTCGGCCATCCAGGTGAAGCGCAATATCTTGCGCGGCTGTTTTATTCCTCATCCCAAACTGAGCTTGGCCGCCTTCACCGGGCTGGTGATGGACTACGAGATCTTCGGCAATGCTCACCTGCAGCGGGTGCGCAACCGGCTGGGTGGCACGCTTCGCTATGACCAGATGCCGGCCAAGTACACTCGCCGCTCCCTCGAGCTGGATCGCTATTGGTGGGTGCCAAAGCTTGGGCATGAGGTGGAGTTGCCCGCCGGTGATGTGGGGCATGTGATGGAGGCGGACGTTAACCAGGAGATTTATGGCATCCCCGACTATGTGGCCAGCCTGAACTCGGCACTGCTTAACGAGTCGGCCACCCTGTTTCGCCGTCGCTACTACGAGAACGGCAGCCATGCGGGGTTCATCCTGCACATCAGCGATGCCCTGCAGAACGAGGGCGACATCACCGCGCTCAAGACGGCGCTGCAAAACAGCAAGGGGCCGGGCAACTTCCGTAACCTGCTACTCTACACCCCGGGTGGCAAGGCGGATTCGGTGAAGCTGATCCCGGTGGCCGAGATTGCGGCCAAGGATGATTTCCTTTCCATCAAGGGGGTGAGCCGGGATGACCAGCTGGCGGCCCACCGGGTGCCGCCGCAGCTGATGGGGGTGATGCCGAACAATACGGGCGGGTTTGGGGATGTGACCAAAGCGGCCCAGGTGTTTGACGTCAACGAGATCGACAGCATGAAGGCGAACTTTGCGCAGTTCAACGAGTGGGCTGGGGAGGAGATAATCCGATTCACCTCCTATCGACTGTCAGATCTGACAGTGAAAAGCTGAGAACCTTGGCTATTTTTAAAAGGCATTTTCTTGTGTAAGGTTCGTAATCAAAAGCCCCCTTTACGCAGGGGGCTTTGTTTTGGCCGAGATCCCATCCAGCTAGGGCTCACCAGTCGCGCTACAAGCCACCGTTGATTATCCCTTCGTAACCACACTCCCGAGATCCTTCACACGCACCTGCGAGCATGAGCGAAGCCTCGAAAGGCCCCTCAACACCCTGCGCGCGCAATCGGGACCCCGCCTCGCCTGCCCGCTTTATGTGTGGAAAACCATGCAGGTGAACGACGGGGGGGAGGGGAACGGCTCCTCGCGCCAGCGTTGGCCGCGCGCGGGGTAGCGGATCCCTTTTGCGATCCTTCACTTTCTGTCAGATCCTTTCAGGCTTAATGGGAAAAGCACAGTTAGGTGTGGTTATATCCGGGTAGCAGCCTTGGCACTCGTCAATACTCTTAGACCGCCAGCTAAGCTGGTGAACTAGTTAGTTAAATCGGCTCGGTGAAGATTATACATAAAGAACCTAGGGGCGCTATTGCGCCCCCAGATTTTTTCCTATTCACTCGATATTGTCATACTTTGCTCGAGTGATATTGTTGCGACTTATGACCTGAATTTTCGGCTAGTTTGGATCGCAACGTAAATTAGTTCGATATCATGTACTTGTCAGCTGTCATCACTGTCTGAATCTATGCGATATTCTTTTAGCATATCTTCGATATATTTATCAAAACGCTCAGGCATATAGTTTAGGTATCTATTTCTCAGAGTGTCTCTATCTTGCAATGTTGCATCAATAATTGCTTTTCTGCTTTCCTTGTCAATTTCTACGAAACTCCTCCAATCCGTTTTCATCTCATCCATAAGCCGAGTTTGAAATCTGCATCGGTAAAAGGTTTCGTCATTTTTGATAATGAACGTTCTAGGTCTAAAACCTTTTTCTATTTCAACCGTTGTGATGCCTTTAATATCTAGTGCCGTTAGTAGGTCTTCCCAGCTTAAAGATGATGTCAGAAGTTCAAATATATTTTGAGCTTGAAATTCATTCAAGAATGAAATTATGTGTCTAAACTGTATTGCCCCGCGAGCGGTTTCTCTCAAATTAGGTGTTGTAATAGATGCAAGGACGACAGCCTTTAAATCTTCAATTCGTTCAGAAAAATCGGCGTAACGTTTTCCTTCATTAGTTCGATTCTTGCTTTCAGATAGAAGCCTCTGGAATAATTGAGACCACTGCCCAATTAATGTGTCCTTAATATCATCAAGTTTCGAAAAACCAGTAACACTATTATTTGTCGTCCTATGTGTCAGAAAGTTTATAAATTCAAATATATACTTGGCAGTATCTTTCTTCTGAATAGAAGGAAACTCTATTTCACTCATCACCGTAGGCTTATCTTTGTTTTTTTCATATACGTGATGATCATGAAGGACTCTGTCATCAACAAAAGCATATACAGGAATGGATTTCTCAACTGCTTTAAGAATTTCTAACTGGGTGATAGAGAGCTTATCTTTGTTTTCAAAAATATCAGCTTTTGTCGACGAATTTTTTAAAAGATTGAAATCGATATCCTGTAGCAAAGCAGGAATTCCAGTTCCACCAAATCTAGGGCCAATTATGAGAACCACCATATCACAATTCGGAACTTCTTTTATGCAGCTCTCGTGAGTATGTGATCTAGGGTCATATAGAATATCCGAATAATCGCTCATTACAGGCTCATATCCAAGAGCAGTAATAAACGGGCGCAACTCAGACCTCACAACCCCCAAGTCGTAACAAGTTGATGATATAAAAACTCTTAATTTTGCCACACTCTATCCTCGAGACAGTAAACAGTGATTAGATGAATAGCGGTATACATACAATAATGTAGCTTTCCAAATAACTCTGTCCTATTTTTCATAATTGAAACTGAAAATAATTTTAAGATCATGATATTACCAGCGTATATTCGTTGTCTAGGAATATTCGCTTGACCCCCTGTTTTGGCTCTCCCTTTGCCATTGTGCGAAAACACAGCCAAGTAGTGGCAATGGTAAGCGCTACCAAACTTTGCTTTCCAGAACAAGTCTTGATGGCGATCATAGCTACTCAGATCACATAGTGCAGCCGGCCAAATATGTAGTGAGGAGGAACGATATAGAAGGGAAAGGAGAGGGCCTCCTGGTACTCATACCAGTAGGCCCTGACCAGTCCTATCACCAACTTTTTACTGCTGGCAGGCGGTGCAGGTGGGGGATCAACCTGTTCCAGTCGCGGTTGCCGTGGGTCGCGGGCTGAATATGGCGGGTCTTGTCGGCCAGGATGCGCTGGGCGGCGGCCAGGGTCATCGGGTATTCGTGGATGATGGAGTAATAGGTGCCGGCTTCACGGTGCTCGGCGACATCGAGGAGGGGATAGATGCGGCGGGCGGCCCCCATCATGTAATCGGCGGCGCGCCAGAGCCACGCCAGCGAATGCAGCTCGTCGTCGGTCAGCACGGTGAGAGGCAGCGGATGGGCGGCGGTCTCCCGGTCCAGTACATCGAGCACCCAGCGGCGAAACTCTTTGGCGAGTGCAGTACGGGAGAACATGGCGATCAGATGGGCACCGCGCAGGGAGAAGATCCGAACCTCTTTCTCGCTGCTACCATTGCCGAACCCCTTGACCGTCAAATTGACGGTCAAGGTCATGCAAGGGGTAAATTCGTCCGCGTTGCGGGTGTAGATGCGACTGACGGCATCTTCTCTGGCATAGCCAAGGGCTTGGGCGATCTGGGCGGCGGTCAGCCAGGGTTGGCCTTGATGGGGGATAACGGTGAACTGGGTGTCATGGAAGCGGATGCTGTTCATGGCTAGATCCTTTTGGTCGAGTGGATCGTCACCATTGACGCCAATCCTCTGGTGACGAACTGGACAGGGTTGGCGTACCGGGACCAAAAGAAACCGGCGCCCCGAAGGGCCCCTGCCCAGCCCGCCATAACTGAGATTGCGGGTACAACTGGGCCGCACAATAAAAAACACGCAGGGCGCGTGTTGTGCGCTTTTGATCGAACGGGACGCCAATCCCGGCAACGGATTTTGCCGTTGCCCGCGCAGTATCGCGCAACAGCGCGACACCAATCAACCCCAATAGTCCCCGATGCTCCCTTTTTGTCCCTTTCCGGCCCTCTGCGGCCCGCATCAGCGCTTATCAGGGAAAATCGGCGCCACCACCCGCCCAGCAGCACAACACCGCCGGCAGGGTACCGGTTCTACACAAGGAAGGGGACGTTAGTTTTGGTAGGAATCATACACAACAGCAGGCAAGCCTATAGGTGTTGAGTGACTTCTATAGGCTTGCTGTCTTCATTCACTCCAATGTTCTTCGACCACTACGTTTCCAGCGAGATCAGTTTGGCGAATGCTCTGCCTGTTGTTGAGGCCGTTCAGAGTGATTTCGTCAGTGTGAACAACCTTGCCGACAACCTGCCCATCAGCACTAACAATCGAGTAAGTGTCGACATCGGTTTGGCCCATAGAACCTCTTGTACGAGAACTTTCGTGTTTCAGTTTTTCACCTGGCTGCAGCTTTACTCGATTTTCCATATATCCTCCTGATTATGGGGTGTGACAAATAAGCTTTGAATCATAGCGTTTGCACCTGGCCTACAGATTGACCCCTTTCACAATGATGGCGGCTTAGGTGAAGCCGGAGTCAAACGCCGAACGGTGATCCGATTTTGGCGCCTTGCTATACTGGTTATCCATACAGTTCTTTCGAGATTGCCAGATGTTTGCTCAACCCGCTCCCGATGCTCCCTTGTTGGAGCTACCCCTGTTTCTCTCCCCAGTGGCCTGCGGCTTTCCGTCGCCAGCGCAGGACTACACCGAGCAGACCATCGACCTCAATCAGTTGTGCGTGGCCCATCCGGCGGCCACCTACTTCGTGCGGCCGGCGACAGCATGGTGGACCACGGGATCCGCGATGGCGACTTGCTGGTCGTCGACCGCAGCCGCAAGGCGCGCCACGGCAGCGTGGTGGTCGCCGCGGTGGATGGCGAGTTCACGGTGAAGAAACTGCAGCTTGAGCCCACCGTCGCCTTGCTCCCTGGCAACCGGGCCTATCGCCCCATCCATTTCAACGATGGGCAGGAGCTGGAAATCTTCGGGGTGGTGGCCTTTGTCGTGCACCAGGTGGATAGCCCATGAACAAACGTTGCGCCGTTGCCCTGGTCGACGTGAACAACTTCTACGCCAGTTGCGAGCGGCTGTTTCGCCCCGACTTGAAGGGGCGGCCCATCGTGGTGCTCTCCAACAACGATGGCTGCGTGGTGGCCCGTTCGGCGGAGGCCAAGGCTCTGGGCATCAAGATGGGAATTCCCTATTTCCAGATCCGTCAATTCTTCGAGGCCATGGGCGGGGTCTGGTTCTCCAGCAACTACGCCCTCTATGGCGACATGTCGAATCGGGTGATGACCATTCTGGAGGGGATGGCCCCGGCGGTGGAGGTCTACAGCATCGACGAGGCCTTCATCGAACTGAGCGAGTCCTGGGCGGGCGACCTGGTGGCCTATGGCCGCCAGATTCGCGAGCGGGTGCAGCAGTGGACCGGGTTGGTTGTTGGGGTCGGCATCGGCCCCACCAAGACACTCGCGAAATTGGCGAACTACGCCGCCAAGAAGTGGCCCGCCACCGGCGGCGTGGTGGATCTGCGGGATGAAGCGCGGCGTGCTCGGCTGATGGCGATCACCCCGGTGGACGAGATATGGGGCATTGGCAGGCGGCTCACCGCCAAGCTGGAGGCGCAGGGCATCAAGACCGTGGCCGAGCTGGCCGCCGCTGACCCCAAGGCCCTGCGGCGCCGCTATGGTGTGGTGGTTGAGCGCACGGTGCAGGAGCTGCGGGGGATCCCCTGCGCCGAGCTGGAGCAAGAGGTCCAGGCCAAACAGCAGATCATCTGCTCGCGCTCGTTTGTGGAGCGCATCACCCAGATCGGCCCCATGCACCAAGCGCTGGCAGGCTACATGGAGCGTGCCGCCGAGAAGCTGCGGGGGGATGGGATGTGCTGCAGGCACGTGACTCTGTTCATCCGCACCAGCCCGTTCAGCGACCGGGAGCCCTATTACGGCAATCAGGTGAGCACCAAGCTGGCGATGCCCACCCATGATACCCGTGCCTTGCTGGCCCTGATCCCCGAGTTGCTGCCCCGAATCTGGCGGGACGAGCAGCGATACCAGAAAGGGGGCGTCATGCTGGCCGACTTCACCCCCGCCAACATGCAGCAGGGCGACCTGTTCGCCGCACAGCAGCAATCCCCGCGCAGCGAGGCGCTGATGCAGGTCATCGACAAGATCAACCAGGGGCGGCTGGGGAAGGTCTACTTCGCAGCCCGCGGTCGTGACACTCGGGAGTGGATGATGAAGCGGGAGCAACTAAGCCCCCGCTATACCACTGCGATCGACGAGCTGCCAGTGGTGAAGTGATCCATTTTTGCTGGTGCATAAATGCAAAATGTAGCCATCTTGTTGTTCGCCCACACCCTGAATTCGTCAGCCAAGACTGCGAACCAGCTGGTGCTGAGTTTGGTGGGGTCGCAGAGGCCAGAGGGGCGGCAACTGGTTCTTAAGGGATTGGGGGCACAATAGCGCCCCCTTTCGAAGTATTATCGCAGCACAAAGTACGCGACTTTGTCAGTGTAACAAACCAAACGTGCGCAACTCGAGCTTCTCGGATACACACCTGGCTGCAAAATTACTCGAATTAGAGTATTCACCATAAAATTCTCCTTATATTTGAATAATAAAAAAGAGAGGCAGAGCCTCTCGTTGGTGTCACGCAATGTAGCGCTTAACTTGTTATAACAAATAAAATGTGAAGTGTACGGAGAATAGAGGGCTGCGACTGAAAACACGCTCAGTCACAGGGCGGCGGACTAGGTAGACCTGCAGGTGGCCTATCCCTTGATGCTGATCTCCACTATCTCGGCTTGGCTATCCAGCTTGGTGGTTTGGGTATCCAGAATGTGGCAGTCGAGAAGCAACTTACCAGCAATCACACGGGCCTGTTCCTTCTCGATGTTTTTCATGGTTACTCTACTGCTTCAGTTTGACGGTGGTTATCTACTACGTGGTGCAGTGCTGACTTGTACATGGGATTTAGCTGTGCCGTGGCATCCCGGTTGGCGCGATCGGTTGGGCTACTCGGCGCTATCCAGAGGGTGCGGCCGGTGACGGCGCAGCGGATGGTGCCGCCGATGTCCACGGGCGTGAGCTCCTCCACGATATGGCGGCGGCCAACAGGGCTGCCATCTGTTGAGTACACCGGCACGGTAGGGTGGTTGGCTCTGGTATGAAACGGGTTTGGCACCTCGTCGGTGATGGCCGGCAGGGCCAGCGCTGTTCGAGAATGCAGGTCACCCGATTATCCAGGCGGCTGTATTCTTCCCGGCTGACGGTTTGCTTGCTGTTCATGTTCATGCCCACTTCTCGCTGTAGTCGTCCTGTTCCTGCAACCACTCGGGCGTATCCAGCCCCTCCAATACCTTCCACATCTCTGACAGATAGGGCTGCGGCAGCATTTCGATCCAGCGGTGCGCCCCAGCGTGGCCTTGTGCCTGGTAGACCTTGCCGCACAACTCAACCAGCATCGGCCAGTCCTGATCCCCTTCTGGTACTGCGTATTCATCAGGCTGCTCCTGTTCGGGATGCTGTAGTCCCTCAAGCTGCCAATCCGGTTCACTTGGTAGCGTTCTGCTCGATTGCACCTGGCCGTTCTCCAGCCAAAGCGTGAAACCGTCCGTGCTGACACTGGCTCCAGCCCTTAATCGCTCAATGGAAAAGGGCGATAATCCCCATTGTTCCCTCATGATCTGGTCTGCGAAGGCATCAGGTTCGGGCCGCGTACAGTTATTGTCAGAGCTCCAAGGTGCCGGGCTGTCGCCCGTCTTAACCCCAACCCCCCTCGCTGCAGCCTCGGCGGCTTTCCTGGCTTCATGGGTGCCGGCGGGCACAATTTCCCACCCTTGCAGGCGGGTCTTGATGCCCAGGCGAGCGGAGGTAATGCCCATCAGGCGTTTGATGTCTTCGCCGTAGCTGTTGGCTTGCTCCTCAATGAGGTGGGCCAGCTTGATGGGGTGTTCGGCACGGGTGGCCAGTGCGCCGCCCATGGCGTGCAGGTAGCAGCGAAAGATGCCGTTATCTGCGGCAAAGCGGGCCGCCTCAAAGCGCGGGTCTTGCAGCACTGGCTTGGGTGGGCCTACCAGATCGGCATTCTTCTTGGCGTTGCTGATGCGGCGCAGTTCACGCCATACCCCAACCGGGGCACCTCCGATCTGCTGGAAGGTGCGAATGCCCCACCAACTGGCCCAAGCTACGGCATGCAGGGCACCCTCATCAGCGGCGGTACCGGCCTCCTCGTCATCGTCCAGGTAGGCGCCGTCGATGTTCTTGGCAATGTATTTGGCGAGATAGCCGGCTGCATCCCCCTTGGCCGGGTCTATCTCTTTCCAGTCGAATCGGGGAGTAAAGTCGGTAAAGGGTGGGGCGCCCTTGATATCCCGTACCAGCTCGTCATGGTCATCGGTCAGGGCATAGCGTTGCAGGATACCGATCACCCGGTTGCGATCTTCCGGGCGCATAAATAGCAGCAGGTGCCAGTGCGGGGTGCCGTCATGGTGAGCCTCGCAAACACGAAATCCATAAACGGGGGCGTTCCACCGTTTGAGGGCTGCCCTGGCTCGGCTCCATAGTTTGGCTAGATAGGCGCAGGTCTCCCGCGGCGTGGCCCCTTGATAGCGTTTGTTCTCTACCGCTTTGCCGTTGTGCTTTTGTGTCCAGGCATGAAAGCGGCTCGGGGCGGTCCAGGTGAAGAAGACCCCCACATGACCCTGCTCCTCGGCATAGTCATTGAACCCCCGCGCACGCACCATCATTTCGTTGCGGCGGTTCACCGGGTTGGCGTTGCTGGCCTCCCAGCAATCCTTCATCGACACGACCAGGTCATAACGCTCGTTCACCACTTCCGACTCGGCCAGCCAGCGCATCATGGCCCGCTTGCGTTCGCGCACCACCTTCATGGTGGCGTTCGATACATAAGCAGATACGCCCTTGCGCACTTTGCCGAGCAGGATATTGATGTGCTCTTGTAGCCTGTCCCAGCAGCGGTTGACGCGCTTCTCCCACCACTTGGCAGAGAGCAGGCGCACCAGCACGCTCAGGATCCAGTTATCCCGCATCTCGTCGGTTTTGAACTTCGGCAGATCGCCGATAAACCCCCACTGGTCGGCAGGCTGGCGCATCAGCTCCCAGGTCTGCAGCAGATCCGCTTCGGCACCTTCTTTGATGCTCTGTTCGATGTGCTTGTAAATGGCTGCGGTCTGGTTGGCAAACTGGTGGGCAATCTGTTTGCGGCCGGAGTCATCGCGCATCTGTTTTGGATCGACCGGGATGGTCTGGAGCTGCATCCGCACCCACTTGGTTCGCTCCCTCAACCAGATGTTGGCGGAGCGGCAATGGGTAAAGCTGCAATCCTTGCGGCGGCGGATGTACTGCTTGAACAGGTTCTTGGTCAACTCGGTGGAGAGCCCATCGAGCAGTTGCATGGCCCAGATCAGGTCGTACTGACCGCGGTCACCAGCAAAAGCGGCGTCAAAGTTGACGCCGGGCAGAGAGTTGCAAAGGGTATCGATGCGCTGCCGCAGTGTTCTTTTCGACAGCGGCAGGCGTTTGGTCTTGCTGGTCATGCAGAGAGATAACCGGATAGCTGTTTGATGCGGAACTGGCAGCCACGAACGCTCATTTGGGCATGCTCTTTTAATCGGCGGGCGGCCGCACATTGGCGCAGCAACTGTTTGATGCTGGCGTGGGGGCGGGCAGGTAGCCGGCGCGCATGGGCCAGCTCCCGTTGATAAAGACGCAGCCGTGCCGCATCTTCCCGGTAGGTGGCTTGCCAGCGATCTTGCAGGAGCGTGAGCTCCCATTGCAGTCCATGGCTCATTTGATGATCTCCCCCTGTCCATGCAGTGGTGCGCACTCGGCCCACCACTCGGCAATTTCCCGGGCCAGTGCCAACTCTTGATTGGCAGCGGCCAACCAGTAGACGGTGCGCATTGCGCCAAGCGCCAGCAGCTCGGCCACCTGATCCCGGTTGCCTCTGGCATCGCTGCCCGCAGCGATAAACTCGGCGCGGGCGGCAAACCAGTGGGTGGTCAGCTGGCTGACCGGTGTGGTGGGTTGCATATGTGCAGGGCCGGCTTCGCTCTGCTCTTGTTGGGCGTCCAGCTCAAACAGATCGAAGTTGCTCATCGCATGCCTCATCTATTGCCTGAAAGTCCGGCGCATCGATGGCGATATGGCCCGCCTCGATGCGGATTGAGATACCGAGTTCACCACCACAGCAAAGCGGGGCTGTCGGCAGCAGTTTCGGTTCGTTCTGGGCTAGCCACTCTTTCAGGCTGGCCAGGGTGAACAGCGTGGTACTCATGCCTCATCCTCCATCACCAAATCGTCATCGAGCAGATCCGCAGGCTTGCTGGTCACCACCAGTTGTACCTGGATGTATTCATCCCCCGAGTAGAGTGCGCCCAGGGCGATGCGGTTATCCTCGGCGCGTACGGCAAACATCTCGGCTAGCAGACCCTCGATCACCTTGGGGGCTTGGTTGGCAATCTTGATGGCGTCACTCATGGGCGGGCCCTCCGGTTGAGGTGGTGAAACAACTGATGCCAGCGCAATGACTGCTGCGCCTGGACTAACAGGGATTTGCCCTCTGACCCCCGATAGGTAAAAGAGGCAGGGCGAGCTTTGGCGGTCAGCCGTTGTTGAAGGCGCGGCAACTCTGCCAGCGCCTCTTGCTCTGATACGGGATGGAATAGCTTGTTCATACCTGCACCTCTGGCGTAGCGATGCCGGTCAGCAGCCAGTCGATGTGCCGTTTCAGCTCCGGGTGGTTGGCAATCAGCAGGAACAAACCGCCGCCAATCTCGCGGTATCCCAGCTCGTAGTTCTTGAGCGTGGTGGGTGGAATACCCAGCAGGTCGGCAAACTTCGGGCGGCTCAGCTTCAACTGTTCCCGCAACTGGCGCAGGCGCTTGGCGGCATGGTGGTTGAGCAGATTGATTTGGGTCGGTTGTGCGGTCATGGTCAGGCTCCTTGTTGAGGTGTGCAGGGGTTGATGCGGCTGAACAGAGAAGCCCAAGCCAGTGCGGTGGAACGCTCGAGCAGCGCCACCCCGTCCGGGTGTTGGCTCAGACGGGCGCCATAGCGGCCCGTCAGCTTGCGTTGCTGGATACGAAGGTTGCGCAGTGCGCAGGGGATCGCTAAAGTTGCCATGTCGACTTCCTCATACGTTGTTGATAAAGGCCCGCTTGGAGTTGCAGCTCCGTTAAGCGGGCTTTTTAGTGCCCGATAGGTCGCGGGCCTTCTTGGCCAATCTGGCCAGCGACATGCACCGCATGATCCAGTTGCTGGCGTTTGGCCTGTTCTCTCTTCTTCCGCTCGGCCAGTTCTGCCGGCGTCACCTTCACCGATGGGTGCCACACCTTCGGATCGCACCCGCTGTGAAACAGCGACTGATAATCCAGCGCAATCACCGCAAGGCGGATCGCCTCACGCTGCTGATAGGGCAGGGCTGAGAGGGTCGCCATCATCAGCGAATCCCACGGCTGGCGGGCGATGGTGCAAATGGCGACTCGCTTGGTCTTGGGCGCATTAAGCCAATCACCGTCGAGGTTTGAGCCCGCCCGGTTGAGGTGTTCCCGCAACAGCGCAATGCCTGCGGTATTCATCAACACCTGCTCCTCGGCGGTCAGACCGGCGATGTTGCGGGGCTCTGGTTGGGTGTGTTGCATGCTGGTTTCTCCTTCACCTGGGCGCAGAATCTGGCGGCCAGTGAGGGGATCACTGGGCCACCTCTTTCACCCTGCGCGGGACAATGGGCAGCACAATGGCCGGATTGGGCATGGCACTAGGGCTGATGGTTGCGATGATTTCGAACCCCGCCTTGAAGGTGTGGCCGCAATCCACATTGCTGCATTGATAAGTGGCGATGCCGCAAAGTGGGCTCATCCGGATGGATGTGCGAGTGCTGGCGCGGGCACCACAGTGGGGGCAAATCAGTCTCATGGGTTCTCCTAAGCTCCGGCCGCCATGCGCGCCATATCCAGCGCACAAGACAGAGAGGGAATGGCTTGGTATTTGTGCTCGATCTCGGTGATCAGCAGGGCGAGGTTGCCCATGGCCGCTGTCGCCGCACCGACCAGTGCATTGCGCTGCCCCTTGGTGACGCGGCCGCTCTCAACTACTGTCAGCGCCTGCGCACCGAGTCCGGCCACCTTGGCCGTGGTGTCAATCACCTGATGGGCCAGGCTCGGGCCCTTCTCCCGCTCGGGGATAGCGATTGCCGTCAGGCCACAGCAGAACAGGGCGCCATCGAACAGGGTTTCATCCCCCTCACTTGCCTGGGTGATGGCAATCAACTCTGCAACCGTCAGCTCGTGAGGTTGGTCGGGGTTTAACTTGTTGCGCAGGGTCTGCGGGTTAATGCCTGCCTTGTCGGCGAGTTCGGCCACGTTGTGGTTCGCCGCAAAGCGCTGGCAGGCACTGACCCAGTGCGGATGTTTGCTGCAAGTTTGCTCAAACATGGCTTTCATCCCTCTGCTTGCGCGACACTCTAGGACGGCGGACTGGCGCCGTTGCAGGTGCCAGGCCCGGCTGATTCATGGCCTGCTGGGTGTAGAGCACTAAGTTGATCAGCACTTTTTCCGCGCGGCCTTGTTTGGGCATGATGGGAATGCGCCCGGCACGCACGTAGTTCTCGATCGTGCGCTGGGTCAAACCGGTCCGTTCGGAGAAGCTCTCGACCGTGCAAACCGGGGTGTCTATGTGGATAGGGGCTATGATCATGGATGGTTGCCTCCTGCGAGTTCAGTTACGCGCGACCTTGCGCGGTGTTGTGCTGATCGGCTTTCAACTTGCCACCGGTCAACACCTCTATTTGGTAGGCTCGGCCTTTGGGGATGGTGTCTCCCCATTGGGATACCGCGCTTTTCTTGATGCCCAGAGCATCAGCAATCGCGGCTTTCGTGCCGAAGTAGTCGACGGCTAATACAGTTTTCATGCTCACCTCAATGTTCGGTCTATTGAACAGGTTAAAATAGCTTAACTTTGTTGAAAGTTAAGTCATCTGGACTTTTGGGTCAAGCACTCTGGACTGGAAATTGTTTAGATTACTGAACTATGAAAAGTGAACGCATTAAAGAACTCAGGAAAAAACATGGACTTACCCAGCAAAAGCTGGGTGAACTTATTGGTGTGAAAAAGTCATCCATTTCTCAGTGGGAGAACGATGAACACTCTCCTAGCGGGGATAATTTGGCTCAGCTGTCCAAGGTGTTCGGGGTGTCAGCTCACTGGCTTTCGACGGGGAAGGGCTCACCTGAGCTTTCAAACGTCGAACCTGCAGTGATCCCACAAGGTAACAGGGTGCCGATTCTCAGCTATGTCCAGGCCGGTAACTGGCGTGAGATGTGTGAGCAGGCCACTGCCTTCGATGGTAATGTCGAATATGTATCGGTGGGCGGCGAGATCGGCCCCTACGGATTTGGCCTGTGGTTGCGCGGTGATTCCATGGTGCCGCTGTTCAAGGAAGGTGATCTCATCATCGTTGACCCTGACGAGTCACCTCAGCCAGGGGATTATGTTGTGGCTAAGAATGGCAGTGATGAGGCTACTTTCAAAAAGTACCGGCCCCGTGGCATCGACGAGAGTGGACAGGAGGTGTTTGAACTGGTTCCCCTCAACGATGATTACCCCACTATGCATTCTGACCGACAGCACATCCAGATCATCGGTGTGATGGTAGAACACAGATCTTATAGAAAAAGACAAACAGGGCGCTAATGCGCCCTGTTTTTGCATCCGTTGCCAGCTTATAGCCAAACCAAGATGACAAGAGCATTGGTCGACATGCTTGGGCTGACAAGAAGTTTTAGGGAGAAAACATGTCAGAGTTTGATGATGTACCAATGTCATTCGGCTACAAGCGCAATAAACAAAAGGCACTGATCAGCCTTCACGGCATCTTGAGCGGTATCACTGCTGATCAGCGTCTCAACGACACTGAAATCCTTTTTATGGCTACTTGGTTGAAATCGGATTCCGAGTTCAAAAAAGATGGCGATTTCCTCGATATTCAAGACCTCATCCATGATGTGCTCGAAGATGGTGTTATCACAGCAGATGAGAAAGACGACCTGCTGAACCTGCTCAACGATGTGCTGCAGTACAACGAAATTGAGCACGACAACATGGATGCGCTAGTGAATATGTTGCTTGGTTTTTTGCAAGGCATTAGTGCTGACAGCAACATCGTAGAGCAAGAAGTGATCGCACTCAGTTCGCTACTGCTTAAGCATCGTGACCTGTTGGCTTCATGGCCCGGTAGTCTGTTGTTCAGCCGCCTCAACGATATTCTGGCCGACGGTAAGATCACTGAAGATGAACGAGAAGACCTGTTGGAGCTGGTAAAACAGATTTCTGGCCAGCGTTTCACGGAATCAGGTCTAGCTGCCGGAATGGCAACCGAGTTCTTTGCAGATGGAGATGTGATTAGTCTCCAAGGCAAAACAGTTTGCTTCACAGGAAAATTCCTCTCCGATACCCGTCATAATCTAGAGCAGCAAGCAAAGCTGCTTGGAGCTTCTCCAGTTAAGGGGGTTACAGCTCATCTTGATGTGCTAATCGTTGGAAGTCTCGCCAGCCGAGATTGGATGTTTACCAGCCACGGCCGTAAGATTGAAGCTGCCATTAAAGCGAAGGATAAAGGCCAGGATATCCAAATCATCAATGAGGAAGACTGGGTTCGTATTACTTTATAGCTTGTTGATGTTTGGGTTGCTCGGTGTGTAATAATGCATGGCATAAATGTTGGGAACGGAATTATATTTTTTGGAATAGGATTATTCAAAGGGACTGTTGGTGTATATGAGAGTATTTATCGCGCCACGAGCACTGTGTATTTATCATGATACACTTATTAGCAAAAAAACTGTGGAATTTTTTCAGAGCTTATTTATTGCTGGAGAACGAGCACCAGTAATACTGGATTTAAGAAATACAGAGTATGTTAGTGCCGCAGCAGCACTAATGCTCTTTGCACATGTTAATGCTCTTCAGCTTCGCCATAACTCTAAACATCGTGTTAGGTGTATATTTCCTTCTCGTAAAGACAACCCAAAAGGCCATGCTAATATTGTGGGTTTGAAGTTGTCACGGGCACTTGTAAGTGGAAGTGAGGAAGCGCTTAACGAATTAGTCAAGGATGGAGTTCCATTTCAGTCCTCTAATGATCCGGATGTGCATGCAGCAAAAACCATCACTTACCTTACAGAAAAACTGGCACTACCATCAGGTAATCAGTTAGTACTGATGCTTACTGCCGCAATCAGCGAGGCAATGTTGAATGTGAAGCATCATGCGTATGAGTACGAGCGCTCAATCTTCACTGGCATTTTAGAGCATCGATGGTGGCAATATGCTTTGTTTGATGAAGATGAGAGTAGGTTCATCTTTCTGATTTATGATCTTGGGCTTGGAATTTTGAAGTCTTACAAAGCAACAGTAGAGCCCTCTATGGCGGATAATCATATCCTTGAAGAGGCTCTAAGTGTAGGAGGTAGTCGTTTCCGACATGATGAGCCCTGGAGAGGGAATGGGTCTGAAGACCTTAAGCATCCTATTGATATTGGAGAAACTTTGCTGATTTGTTGTGATGATATGAGGTATGTGTACAGGGGGGCAGGACAACCGACAACGATAGAACGGACACCCTTCCTTGTTAGTGGTAATCTCATTGAGTGGACGTTGGAAACAGAAGTTAAGAAGGAGGGCACATAATGAGCATAACCATTGATGTAGCCAAGGTTTTTTCCCCCTTGCCATTTGGTCGCTATCTGACTGATGGTCAGAACAGTGCAACCCGATTCCGGGAAGAAGTACTCAAAAAAGCCCTAAATGAGACTAGTGATGCGGTGATCCTAGATTTTTCTAACGTTAGGATTGGTGTTGGGTCTTCTTTCCTTGAAGAAACGTTTGGGGGCTTAGTGCGTGAGGGATTTGACCCCGAGGAGCTAAAGCGTAGAGTCCATGTGTTGGGCGGGATGGCTGCGTACGGGTCTCAAATAGTTCGTTTTGTTGATCGAGCTAAAATGCAATCAGTGAAGGGCTAGTATGCAGATATTGAGAGATATACTGACCTTTCTGCAGCAATCTGGTCTATTGGGTATATTACTGGTCCTCATCGGCTGGCGGGTCGTCTATCACAATGCTAAAAGGTTGGCGACCCGCTCAGAAACCAAGGGATTTGTGGATGACCTCATGAAGCTCGTCTCTGATATGGAGAAGTCTGCAGTTGATTACTGGTTAGCAGGTCGTAAGGAACGGACCGAGCCTCGTAATTATGAGATGCTCATGTTGGCCAAGTTGTCTCTTCTAAACCAGAAAATGGAGCTGCTGAGTAGTCGAAAAATTAATGTTGATAAGGTAATTGAGCAGATTGGCTTATTGCAGGATGGCATGTTGCTAGATTGTGAGCGAGCAGATCAGATGTCTTTAGATGAGAGAATTGAAAAAGCCAATGAGGTTCTCGCCTGCGGTAAAACAATTCAGACATCTCTTTATCTTCAATTTATTACCAAATATCCACCTCAGCTTTAACTGGTGTTTGTATCTAATAAGGCAGGCAAGCTATCCTTCTTGCTTGCCGTTTCCCCCTACATGACCTCATCAATTCGTTAGAGCACTACATTTAGAATTTAGAAGTAAAATTGTCATTGATGTTTTTGTTTGCTTTCTCTAAACCCAAACACTCCTAAATTGCACTGGTTGCTGTATATAATCACAGTGTTGGTGTGGAGGGGCGATGGCCGTAAGAAAACAGACATCCGGCAAGTGGCTGGCCGAGATTTACCCAGAAGGGCGACCAAGTAAGGAAAACCCCAACGCCCCCCGAATCCGCAAGCAGTTTGCTACCAAGGGGGAGGCGCTGGCATTTGAGCGCTTTGTGCTGGACCCGGACAAGGGCAAACCTTGGCTGGAAGGGCAGGGGGAGCCAACCGATGGTCGGCGTCTTTCCGATCTGGTGGAACTCTGGTTCGGTCGCCATGGCCAGAGCCTGCGCGATGGTGAGGCTCGTAAATCCAAGCTGATGACAGTTTGCCAATCCCTCGGTGACCCGCTGGCTGTGAACTTCACCGCTCGCGATTTTGCCGCCTACCGTGAAGCTCGCCTCTCGGGTGATATCACCGACCGGCGTGCCATCAATCAGGAGAAGCAGGGCGTCACTCCCAACACAGTTAACCGAGAACATGCCTACCTGAGGGCGGTGTTCAATGAGCTGAAAAGGCTAGGGGAGTGGCATGGGGAAAACCCCCTTGATGGTTTGCGAGCCTACAAGGTGGCCGAGGCCGAACTTGCTTTCCTTTACCCTGACGAACTCAAGCGTCTGCTGGCTGCCTGCGCCGAGAGTCCAAACCCCGATCTGCTGTTGGTGGTGAAACTCTGCCTCGCCACCGGCGCTCGTTGGTCTGAGGTGGAAGAGTTAACCCAGTCTCAGGTATCCCCCAACCGCATCACCTTCACTCGCACCAAGAGCAAGAAGAGTCGCAGCGTCCCCATCAGCCCCGATCTCTATGCCCAGTTGCCGAGAAAACGCGGCCGTCTGTTTGGTGACTGCTATCGCGCTTTCGAAATGGTGGTCGAACGGGCAGGGCTGGAGCTTCCGCCCGGACAGAATACCCACGTTCTGCGCCACACCTTCGCCAGCCATTTTATGATGAACGGCGGCAACATCCTGGTGCTGCAGAAAATCCTCGGCCATTCCACCATCGCCATGACCATGCGCTATGCCCACTTTGCTCCAGACCACCTTGAGGATGCGGTTCGATTGAACCCTTTGACGCTTTTGAGGTAGTATGCAAAGAAGTACGGTTTAATTTTTTTTCAGTTATAGGATGTAACTTATGATTAAGTGGGAATTGAAGCTTGATGCATTATTTGTTGCATGTGTTTTGTTGGCAATACCACTATTTGTATCTGGGCAGTTTTTCTATACAGGAGTACTGAATGGATATGGGTTGTCACCAGAAACATTTGCAAAAGGATTTTACGATGTCTTATTGTTAAATATTTCAATCATTGGGTATTCATTCTCTGAAATACATAATGACGGTAATTACAACTGGCCCTTGCTTGCCCGTCAATTTCTGATTTGGGGTGAGTATGCACTTCTCTCATTTGGGGGCCTCCTAGTAATAATGGCAAGGTTGTCTCCACCTATTTCCCCAGTTACGACACATAGAAGTTCTCCCACCATGTCTCGTCAAATGAGAGAGTACACAAAGAAATATAATGACTATAGGGCCTACAGTATTCTTTTGTTCATTGGAAAATTTTTGATTATATGGATATTAGCTTATATAAGCATGATCATTCCTGCTTCCGCAGTTACTTATGGAGAAGAAATTGCTAAGAAAGAAATTGTCAAACGTGCAACGGTATCATGTTATGGTGATACTGAAATATATGAGGTGTTTTCCCTCGATGATAAGGAAATAACGAAAGGTTTCTATATTACATCATCAACTTCTTCTATTGCTATTTGGAATGGAAAAAAGGCTGAGATATATCCGCTCAGTGAAGTAAAGCTTAAAGTAGATGTATGTGGAACACATGTGAAAAGTAATAAGTCACCTTCGCCAAAAACACAGTAAAAGTGGCGACAGAATGGCGACAAAATTCTAAATGGGTGGTCATTTTTGGCGGCCATTGGTTCGCTAAGTATTTGATTTTTATGTAAGTGCTTGTTTTCTCATGAGGCTGGATCAGATTTAAAATCCCTCGACGTTCGCGTCGTGCCGGTTCGATTCCGGCCTCGGGCACCATTAAAATCAAAGAGTTACAGAAGGCCACTAGAAATAGTGGCCTTTTTATTTTTCTTCAGTATCCACATTTGATCCACACAGATTTATTCCGGCAGCTCTGCCAGTTTCACTTCGAGTTGCAGGCGATTGGTGTAGCCCTTAATTGTGAGGTCGACCACTGAGATGAGGAGCAGACCAAAGGAACGCCGATCTGTTGATCGGCGTTTTGTCTATGGGAAGCCTGATGGTTTCACAATCAGCTGGCTTAACACCCAGTCTGTTTAATGATGGGCGACTTAAAACAGCAGTTGCGTCAGGTAGCCCATCAGGATCGCCATGCCGAGGATCACGGTAAGGAAGGCCGCAATCATCGGGGTTCTGAACATGGATTTGAGCAGGATCACCTCGGTCAGACTGGCACCGGCACTGCCGATGATCAGCGCCATGACGGCGCCCATCCCCATCCCTTTGCCCAGCAGTACCGACGCCAGCGGGATCACGGCCTCGGCACGGATGTAGAGCGGGATCCCTACGATAGCACTGAAGGGGATGGCCAGCGGGTTGTTGGCGCCGGCATGGGCGGCGATCCACTCGGTCGGAATAAAGCCGTAGATAAACGAGCCGATGAGTACCCCCAGTAGCAGGAAGGGCAATACGGTTTTGAACTGCTGCCATGCATCGATGCGAGCTTTGACCCAGGCAGTGGGGAGCTGTGGCGCACGAGTCAGGGTTGCCGTGCCATCGCCGCAGCAGGAGAGGGTTGCCTGTTCTGCCATCTCTGGTTGCGGTGCCGGGCAGCACGCTGCCCCGTTGAGGGGTTTTATTGCGCGAATGGCACTGCGTTGGTTGTCACTGCAATGTACTTGAGTGGTGGTGCGGGTCGCCGGGCCACAGCCGCTACCGCAAGAGGGGGTGGCCTCTTTGGGGTCGATGACATGGCGCTCGAACCCCAATCTGTCGAGCAGCATGCTCGCCATGACAGAGACGCTGGCGGCGATCACGGCGTAGAGCAGGGTCACTTTCCAGCCAAAGGTGGCCCACATCAAGCCGACGATGATGGGGTTCAGCAGTGGGGAGATAAACAGGAAGGTGAGAGTGGGGCCAAAGCCAGCCTTGGCCGAGAGCAGCCCTCTCAGCATGGGGATGGTGGAGCAGCTGCAAAAGGGGGTGACGGCACCGAGCAGGGCCGAGAGCAGATAGCCCTTGCCATGTCTCGCCCCCAGCATCCGCTGGATCTTCTCGTCGGGGATCTTCTGACGGATCAGGCTGACCCCGGCGCTAATGACCAGAAACAGCACCGACAGCTCGACAGCCAGAAACAGGAACATCTGGGCTGCATCGGTCAGCATGGTTAACCACTCATTCAT